GGTCAAACCCATATAACAGCAACCCGTTTAGCATCTCCTTAACTTGTTTAACTACTTGATGGGCGCACTCCTATTCCGACCTACTGTAGCAAATTTTATGCCGTTCACCGTGGCACGGTCCCAAACCCCCCCCAACCTTTGTAATACAATTTACACTTCAGAGAGTTCTCTTACTCTCTGTCGTATTACTCATCGATTTCTTTTTAGAAGGAACGTTTGAATATCATCTATGAATTTCAGGTACATATAACTTCCCATTATAAGGCACTGTCAGGCAACTATTCGTTAGTCCTGGTATCTCTTTAGGATTCCTGTATAGACGTACGAGGCACTGGTAGGCAACAGTTTACTGCCCTATTAACTCTTGGCGTAATGATTTCTCACAAGTACCAATTTCTTGATTTCTTTGACATAATTGGATCATCTTTTTCTTTTCTCCTCTATTTTTCCACAAACTTCATCCACTGATGATGCGTTATCGACCTATTATAGGCAACTCATGTCTTTTGAGTGTAAAGTGAAAAGACTCTCCCCTTCTCTGGCTTTAGTTGGAATCTAATTCTTTCCAGTTTTGTTCATTTCCGAGATTCAAGTTCTTCAGAATGTTCAATTTCTCTTCTACCCTGCCATCCCCCCTCCTAGTTACACTAGTTAGAAATTAGTCTATCCGTTTGAGAACTCTTAGTTGAGTTTAGATTTACGATCTCAAACACTTTCTTTCGTTGTGCAAACAGCCCACCCTAATACAGCCATTCCCGCTGACTTCACGTTTGACGTGACGCATACCAGAAACCACTCTATAATGAGATCGGTGCGAAATCTATGCCGTGCAGGGCCTCTGCTCACCCCCTCCTCACTCTTATTACAACTATGGCACAAAACACACTTATCCAAACTGCTTTTGGCTTCTCCCAACTCATCAACCTTTCCAATGTCTCCAACAACAAATTCATTCGCACACCTGGTCTTTTGGAATTGGCCTGTGCCACTAAGGAACTCACTTCCTTTCCTTCCAAAGTTGTATCTCGTGTCGGCCATACTCTTCCCGGATATTGCTATCTTGCAATGTTCCCTCGTTCCTCTCGGTATACTATGGCTATCGCTTTTGGTGCTTACCCCACCATTGAACAACTCGAACAATGTTCTGACCGGTTCCACTCCCACCTCGACAAACTTTCCCTTATTGATTGTCAAGACGGTACGGCTCATGTTGCCCGCAAGGTTTTTTCTTCATCTCAATTTATGGACACCTATAACCTTCTTCCCTGGCAGACAGCTGTTGGTGCTCTTCCTAACCCTGTTCCTGTTCCTTCAACCCGTACATTACCCGCTACGGACAATCTTTCGGCTAACCCGCTTACAAACAACACCACTGCAAGGACAACTCAGATTTCTTCTGATGTTCGCTTCATCGAAGCGAAAATCGATCTTCTCTGGCCTGAAATACAGCGTATATCTTCTGCTGTTTCTTCAGGTTCTTCGAGTTCTTCCCCTGGCTCTTCTTCTGGTTCTTTGAATTTGACCTTTATACCCAATGCCCCCATTGACAACCTTGCCCCACACCGTGCTTCAAATGCCACGGGCAATCTTTTCCCTGTTCCCTGTAACAGGCCTATGGGAACTGGTGGCTTCCCACCTACCATTGAAGGTCAACTTCTTCGCATTCTTTTCAACCTCCGGTATCAGTCCGAACAAGCTTCTGGAATTGTCTTCCAAGCATCTCTTAACATCGCCGATGTTACTCAGATCATGGAAATTCCCACTGAATCCAAAGCCCTTACTCACATTGAAGAACAACCCAATGAAATTGATTCACTTTCTCTCACTGGAATTCTTTCTCGTCCTGTTCTTATCGGTTCTGCTACTTGGTCCAACCAAAATAGTATGACGGAAATGATGAACTTATCATTTCCTAATGCTTGGATCAATAATGCTTCCCAAAACACACACTTCAACAATCTTCTCAACAGCTTTTCCATGGCAAAAATGGATGTTGTTTTCCGCCTCATGGTCAATTCTACCTCCATGTACGGTGGTATTCTAGCTATGTATTTCGATTTCTTTGGTCGTCTCCACTCCCATACCCCTGTCCTTGGCCAATACACCATTTCCAATATGGATCCAGTTTATCTGGACATTTCCGAAACAACTGTAGTTGAGCTTACTGTTCCTTTCTCTGCAGTATCTCAATTTATGTCCAAGCAACATGCTCCTTATTCTACCCAGTTCTTAGGGCAGATTGGTGTGGCTTCTGTTTCCACTCTTTGCCGACCTCCTCTCACTCATGACGTTGAAATTTCTCTTTTTGCATACCTTGAGTCCCCTAAAGTAGCTCTACTCCAAGAACCCGACAACTCCCAATATGTTGTCCCTCAGGCTAGCATTGTCAAGACCATTACCTCTCTCTCCCATTCTTATATTCCTGGAATGGAAGATGTTTATCCACTAGCTCTAGAGAACAATTATCACGTGAAGCGTGAAAATACTCTTAGAGTTGAAGATGTAGCATCTGTTTATGGTCTTATTAGCACCACTGCATGGGATTCCACGGCTGTCCGTGACTCTCAGATTGCTGCTATAGATGTTCACCCAATGATTCACAATGTTCTTGCTGGCCCAACTCGTGTTATTCAAACCACACGCTTAGGTCATCTCGGCCGCCATTTCTGTTACTGGAATGGTACTCTTGAGTACAAAGTTCAAGTTGCTTGCTCTAAAGCACATGCTGGAAAACTCATGATCGTCTTTGAATCTGGTTCCAACTATCAAGGTGCTCCTAATATGATCTCTACCAATCCCCACATTCTTTTGGACGTTCAAGAAAATCATTCTCTTGAATTTACTGTTCCTTTCGCATCTCCCACTCCTTGGAAACCAACTTTCTTGTCTAACCCTTTTGGAGATATCTCTGACACCCGTACTGGTGTTATCCGTATCTTCTCCCGAAATGCATGCAAATCTATGGTTGCTCCCAACACAAGTGTCACTGTCAATGTGTATCTTCGTGCTTCCTCTGATTTCCAATATGCTGTATCTCGAAATGGGCTTCAAGGTGCTGGTAATTTTGGTGCAATCATTGCTCAAGGTCCCTCACTCACTACCCTCAAGCCCCGTCTCCAAATGAATTCCGAGGATTTCAATGACCTGTACAAGATCTTGCGCAGGTATACACCAATTGGCACTGTTATCTCAATTGTCAATGGTGGTGTTATCGCTATTCCTATCCGACCAACTCTTCCTGCCAATTCAGAAATCAACTCAATCTCTGCACTTGCTTCGGGCTTCTCTTTTTGGAGAGGTTCTATTTCTTACAAGTTCAAAGTAGTTGCTGTCTCTGCCAATGCAGGTTCTTTTGAAATATTCCATATTCCCACAATGGGTATTCCTTCTGGACTGACTGCCACTCAATTTGGTGCTATTCTTCCCTATACCAACACCAAGGCCTCCAATGGTTCTTTCTTTGGATCACAAACTTTCCACGCCGACATCGACAAAGAATGGGAAGTGACTGTTCCCTACTATTCTATGTATGACCATCTTCACCTTCCCCTTGTTCATTATTCTGGAAATAACAACATTGCTGCAAAGCTTCCTCTTCTTTCAACCCACAATGGTTGCTTGATAATCAAGCCCTCTTCTGCGAATGTTTCTTATTCTCTTTCTGTTTCTATGTCTTGCGGTGCGGATTTCACTCTTTTGGCTCCAACTGCTTTTCCCAACATTCGTCTTGAAGCGAATTCTACTTTCACTAATTCTATCACCGTCGTTGCTCAAGCTTCCATCCCCGCTCCTCCTACTACTCATATCGTTATGGACTGGAACTATGTTCAGAGATGGTCTAATGGAGATGTTTCCCCCATGTCTCCTATTTCCATTTGGAATGTCAACTGGACTCTTTTAGCTCGTCCTGTTCCTATTGGTGCCAACTTTCTTTTAGGTCTTGGATCTGATATCGGTAACCCTTATATTATGCTCATGTTCCCTGATGGCCGAGTTAGACTACAACGGATGAACTGGGGTGCTCCTGACACAGATGTCAGACCTCATGTTTATTCTTCTCCTATCTACTCCCCCACTTTCAATCGTGAAAACCCTAGTGTTAGACCTCCTATTCAAGAAGCCTCATCGTCTTCCTCATCAGGTTCAACATCTGCTTCTTTGCCCAACATCATGGCTGAAATCATCAAGATCAAGTCAATTACCAATGGTATTGCAGCAGGAACTGGTACGATTCAAATTCAAGCCGATCTTCCCGTCGACCCCCAAGGTCTCTTTGAAGTTTTCAATGAAATCAAAGAAACCATTTCAAATCTCCACAAGATGTCTTCCAAATTCTCTGAAGACATGTCCTCAACCTCCCAAGACTATTTCTCTGATATACTAGAGCAATCTGTCGTTCGCATTTTCAACAAGTTCAAACTTGATGCGACTGGTTGGGTTCGTGATCTGCTCCCTGAAGTGGATTGGCGTCTTATGATTTCTTCTCTCTTGGCTGCTGGTTTAGTTTATCTTCTCCGTGACCAAATCGATTCTGTCTTTGGCAAAATCTTCCTCGCATCCCTGTCAACACTGGTTTCACACAAGGTCCTAACTGGATTGCAAGACTTCGTCTCGCAACATATGGATTTCCGTACTAGAGTTCAAAGCGGAGTTGGGTTGGACTACAATGTCCTCACCCAATTATGCTGTGGCGTGTTGGCTATTCTTTTGAACATGGATTTCCGAAAGGGACTCTCTGGCTTCGTAAAGAATCTTGGAGAATTTGGCAAAGCACTTTCAGGCGTCCGGTCTGGAATCGATGCCGTCAAGATTTTCTCTTCTTTTGTTTCTGAAAACATCATCCCTTCTATCTCCGATGAAGATGCTACTTCTCTTCGATCTCTCATGACTGATGCAGTCGAGGTCCTTCAGGAAGTTTACACTCTTAACCTTGAGGAGATGAAAGTTGCCTGTTTCACACAACAAGCTATCAAAGATCGCGTTTTGCGAGCTGACGGCCGTTTACAGGAACTCTATACCCTTGCTCTTACAAACAGAGCTTCCCCTTCTATCACAATCCCCATTCGTGCTGCCCAAGAAAAAATGTCAAAACTTCGCACTGAAGTCATGTCTTACAAGGGCGATGATGGTTTCCGGATTGATCCTTTCCATGTTTCCATTTTTGGCCCCCCTGGTATTGGCAAATCCGGTGCTATGAATCAAATCAATGAAGATTTTGTTGCCTTTCATGACTTCCCTAAGACAAACAAGGTGTACGCTCGTTCAACTGAGAACACTTATTGGGATGGATACATGGGACAAACTACTGTCATGTTTGATGACCTTGGCCAAATTGCTACTGTTGCTACCCCCTCCGACCTTTCAGAGCTTATTTCTCTGAAATCCAACGCTCCTTACCAAGTCCACATGGCTTCCATCGCTGAAAAAGGCAAATTTTTCACCTCTCAACTCATTATCTCCTCGACCAACTTTTCTCTCTACAATGACTGTCAATTTGTCAAAGAGAAAGCTGCTCTACATCGCCGCCGTAATGTCCTCATCGAAATGAGGCGTCGCGAAGGCCATGTTGGTTTTGGTGAACTTGAAGGTGAAGAAGGTTATGCCGAATATCGTCTCCTAGATCCTCTTACTGCAGACCCTCTTTCCATCTTCATGACTTATGATCTCATGATCCGCACTGTCCTTGATCTCTCTAAGACTTATTACGATACCCAAAAGACGTTGGTTACCCGAAACCAGCAGAATTCCCCCTCCAATGCTGTTCAAGCTCTCCTAGCTGCTCGCCCTGTAGTTGATAACATTCCCGGTGTTGTCAATGAAGCTGGAGAATTCATCGTTGTCGATGCTGAAGCGCAAGCATATCTTTCATCTGTTTCTGCGGAGGATGCTGTACATCTCATTGCCCAATGGACTGAAAACTTCAAGCGTGCTTTCAGATGGCGTGACTTCGGAGCTCTAGCTTCTTCTCTTTCTTTTATGCAGAAAACTCACATCTGTGAGGCTATCAACGCTGGTTCTAGCGCTGGCCTTTCGGTTGTAGAGAAATCGGTATATGCCGCTCATCATCGGTATGCACTTTTGACTAAAATGTCTGATTCCGCTTATGTTCGCTCTCAAGAAGGAATTCTTCGTGTAGGTTCTTACATGAAAAATCTCTGGACTGAAACTTCCCCTACCAAGAAAGCAGCTTATGCCACAGCTCTTGTCGCATTTGGTGCCGTTGGGGTAGCTTATTCTCTTTCTTCCATGTTTGCCCGTTCTACTCCATATAATGACGATTCTAACATTGATATCAATATCTTTTCAGAAGATGGATATCAAGAATCCAATAAGGACCGCTCAATGCCTGTCAGGCATGCAGTTCGCATGGAGAGTGGTAGACCTCTCAAGAAGACCCGTTCTGAAATTCTCGAATCCGATCCCCGCATGACCCAATACAATCAGGACTACCCGCAACTCCTCAAGAAAATGAAGGAAGCGGAAGCCAAGATCGCCCATTACCAATCTATTGTTACAGAATCTGGAATTGATGACTACAAGACTGCCCGTCGTGTCACCAAAACCATCACTCTTGAATCTGCTCAAGATTTTGTAGAATGGTCTCTTGCCCACCCTGGACTCATCCCCTACCGACATGATATCGAACACAAGCATTGGTATCAGATGCCCCGTATCATCGGTGAATCTAAAGAATGGAAAGACTACATTGCATACTGTAATGAGAAAGGCCACACAGATTTCACCATCATCCCCGAATCCGATTATGAAATCATGGTTGAATCAGGCATCGACGACTACAAGACTACTCGACGAGTAGATCGCAAAATTGTTATCGAAGGCTGGAAACCTACCATGACCAACCCCATGCAATTCGACGTTCCTCAGGAAGTTATTTCCATGACTGAAGAGGAGATGATTGCCATTCTCGGAAAAGACAAAGAGGTTGATTTTGATTCTCTCACTACCATCACTACTCCCACTTGTGCATACAAAGTTCGCAATGTTGAAACTCAATCTTCCTCTGACCAGTCATGTCAGGATTTCATCATGCAAAGCCTAGTAGACAACATGGGTCTCATCTTCCATGTCAAGTCTGGCCTTAGAATGAGAGTTCTTGCTGTTGATGATAACTTCATCATTGTTCCCAAGCATTTCTTCCTTCTTACTGCTGCCAATTGGCAAGAAAACGACCTTTTCAAATTTGTTCTCCGAGGCAAACTGTATGAACAAGATTTCACTTTTGATTCTCTTCTTGTCCACCCGACCAAAGATCTTGCTATGTATCTTCTGTCTGTGCGTGTTACTGGTGCTAAAAGTATCATTTCTCGAATCGCAAATGCAGATGAACATATCCGCTATAAATCTGTAGAAGGTACGCTCGTTTCTCTCAACCGTGATACCCAAGGACGATGCTTCATTGATCGTCACCACATTCCTTTGATTACTCGTATGACTCGTTCCGATTCTTCTCGTATTGTATACCCTATTGGAGAGGCCCAACATGTTCTTGTTGGCTACTCTTATCCAGCTGATACTCAAAATGGCGACTGTGGTTCAATTCTTCTTCAGAACAACGTCAACTTCAATGGGAAAATCATTGGTTTCCATGTGGCCGCCCAAAGGTCTACAACCAATGCTTTCTCTGAAATTCTCGTTCGTGAAGACATAGTCAAAATGAAAGATTCTCTCACTTCCAAGACTGGATACATCACCTCCGGTACCTCTCTTCATACATTCGATCTTCTCACTGCTGCCGGTGTCATTACTCAAGGTACTGTTTCTAACACCTTCAAAGACCTTTCTCCCAATGTAGATATCATTGGTGCTCTCAACCGTGATCTTCTCAAGAAAGCTCCTTGCACTACAGAACTCAAGAAATCTCCAATTTATGATTTCGTCGACCTTGAACACAAAACTGAACCCGCAGTTCTTGATTACCATGATCCCCGTTGTACTGCTGGTATCGATCCCCTCGTCAACACCGTTTCTGCTTACGGATTGGCCTCAAAGCCTTTTTCTCTCAAAAATCAGAAAATCATCGTCGAACACATGACCCAAAAATTCCGCCGCTTCTCAGGTTATATCAACAAGCGAGTTCTTACGCTTAGTGAAGCCATCAATGGAATTGAAGGTGTCGAGTACGCTGATTCAATGAACATGAAATCTGCCGAAGGTTCTTTCTGGAATCTTGATCGTCCATTCTGGTCCCACAACAAAGAATGGATGTTTGAGAACACTGCAGAAGAGGGTTTCCGTGCCAAACGTCGCATTTCCCATCGTCCTCTTCTCGAAAAATTGGTCCATCGTCTCCAAGAAGCCAAACAAGGCCGAAGAGTTCTTTCTGTTTCCTCTGAAGGACTCAAGGATGAGCGTAGACCATATAAGAAAACAAATCATGATATGCTCCCTGACCAGACCCCTGCCACACGTTCTTTCACCATTCTTCCTGTCGATTACAATATTCTCGTCCGTCAATTTTTCTGGGATTTCACAGCCATGATCATGAAGAACCGAGGAAAACTTGGACCTCAAGTTGGAATTGACCCATGTTCTATTGAGTGGACTGGCCTTATGCTTTCTCTCTTGGCCAAATCTGACAAAGGATTTGCAGGAGATTTCAAGAATTATGATCGTCAAACCCCTGCTGAATACATGGATGCTACTTGTGATATCATCAATGGCTGGTATGATGACGGTCCTGTCAATGCCCAAATCCGTAAAGTTCTTATGGGTGAAGCTTATGACCGCGCATCAATAGTCCGAAATGGTGTTGTTCACATCGACAAAGGTCTTCCTTCCGGTTTCCCTCTCACCACTGTCGCTAACTCTGTCAACAATGACCAGTACAAGTACCACTCCTGGTTAGAACTCGCCCCCCCCAACCTTATCGCTCTTGACAAATGCGATCAGCACACAGAATCCAAATACTATGGTGATGACAATCTTCATGCCATAGATGAAACTGCCGGTTCTTTCTTCAATATGAGGACTGTCGGTAGATTTTTGGAGGAACACAACGTCATGCTCACTGACGAAGCCAAGAACCATTGGTCTACTGCTGAGCCCCTCGTCAACATTGAAGACGTTTCTTTCCTTAAGCGTCTCTTTGTCAAACACCCTGCTACCAAGTTCTTCTATCTTGCTCCTCTTGAGAAGAGATCCATTGAAGAACGTGTACAGTGGGTCACTGCTTCGAAATTCAATTCCGATAACGAACTCCTCTTTGAGAATCTCCGTAACTCTTTACGTGATGCTTTCCACTGGGGCCCAGGATATTTCCAAGAAATCAAGCAGAAATTCGCTGATGCACTAGAAGAGATTGGTCATCTCGAGCTCCTCCCTGACATTACTTACAGTTCAGAAGAGATTGCTTGGAACCATACAATCACTGGAGCAGCAGGCCTTCCCAACCACCCCGTTCTGGGACCCCTTTTTGGGTTTTAGAACACTTCCCCACTAGCTACACAACCACCACAGTCTTTACCGTTTTGTTTGAGTGTTAGAGTATCCGATTACTATGGCGAAGCATTGAACTTTCATCACAAATGCTTCGGCGTTTAGGGGGGAAGATGTAGATGTTAGTCAGAACGATCACACGGATGCTGTCCGATGGCGTTATGCGTTGAAGTTTTCGAAAAATGAAAACATGGTATTTTAGTTTAGCCGCTAGGAGCCCTGTTTTGCTACATTTGACAATATTCTTTGCAAGGACTTTAAGCAATGAAAATGC